TTTTTAGCCCCTAGGGCGATATTTATAGGTTTATGCATGCAAACTATGCCAGCACTAGCTGTATAAATCTATATTTAAGCGCTTTTTATGCTTTATAGCGCATGCCCCTGTACTAGTTTTGAGGAGTCTACTCCTCGAAATTGCAGGAAATTCTAGAAAGACTACTTGACAATATAGGCCCATTGGGCCTATATTGTACTTATCAGCTAGAGCTGATTACGGCCGGCCGTATGGCAAGGCTAACCCCTCCACTAGGAGATGTCAATGAATCACTACTACCGGCTGATGGTTCCCACTACCATCTACAACCTGCCCGCCCCAGCCGATCTCATTCAGTCCATCCGCATAGAGATCAAGAAAGCCTTCGCGGTTGCCTTCGGCGGCTACACCGAAACCACGACTACCGGTGGCTATATGGCTGACTCTGGGGAACTCATCGAGGAACCCGTCTACGCGATCGAGGCTTGCTACGAGGCCGCGGACGACGAGCTCGTCTGGCGGCTTGCGGAGCGGATTAAATCCGCACTCTCCCAAGAATGCGTGATGATCCGCAAGGATCACGAGGTCCACTTCGTATAACCGCCGGGGCCCCTTCGGGGGCCCTCTCACCCTACTTCTAGGAGGAAAGCAGTGAAGTACATTATCCGAACAGTGGAAAATGGCCAGAGAATCACGCTCGAGCGCGTCCAGGAAAAAAAGAAGGCTGCCTATGAGAAGCTACTTGCTTCAGGCCTACAGTACCTAGAACATGAGGCTCTTCTAGGTTCATTAGATGCAATGGGACGCCGTATCGAAGAGCGCGTTTACATCATAGAGCCTGCATCGGAGGTCTCCTATGTATGAAGTCCCGAGCGGAGAAGAGCTACGAGATTTCTTGAAGAGGCATAGCCTCACCGGCACGGCCGCTGCGGCGATTGTGGGCGTTGACGCACGAACGATTCGAAAATGGACAGCCAGTGCAGAAGCGGAGAACCGCCGTGCTATACCATGGAGTGCATGGCGTTTACTCCAGTTATATAGTGGAGATTTAAGTATTTCTGACTTGGATTCAACCGGCAATAGTCGAGCTTTATTCTTTGATGAAAAATCTATTCAAGTCGAACCTAGTAGCTTAACAGCCTTCGGAGTAGATATTAATAGTCGATATGGGAAGGCTAGCGAGTTATGTGAAATGCTCCAATTTATGCAAGATATCGCACTAAATGGAGCAGGTCACTACATCAAATCGATTTTTTACGATTCTAAAGCAGCTCTCTGCTTTATTGAGGTGCACGAAGATTTGGTTGAACAGGATGATGCATTGACCGTTATATATGACATTGCAAAGAAATACATCTGTCCATTCTCCATAATGAATCTTGAATATTATGGAGAAGAGCCAGAGGACGACCAAAACAAAACGAGTGAGATATTTTAGAACAGGCTAAAAAGGCATTTATGCGACCTTGAACCGCGCCTGGCTGGTATGCCGGCCCTATCGCCATGTTGGCACTGAGTCGGCGGGGGGCGGGATGTCAGAGTATCAGGGCCAGGATCAGACCAGCGGCCGCGCCCACGGCAGCGCCGACCGGGCCGGCTGCAAGGCCCCCCACGGCTGCGCCGGCTGCCGTCAGAGAAACCGCGCGCCAGCGGTCTCGGGCTTGCTCGGCCTGGTAGATCTCGGCCGCTGCCGCTTCGCGCTCACGGAGGTGCGCCGCTTCCGATGTCTCGTAGGTATCGATCAAATGCTGAATGAAGCTGGGTAACTCCTCGAAGCTGATCCCGAAGGCCTCTACCTGATCCAAGAATTCTTCCAAGCTCATCGCTAAGGTCGACAGCGCGCTGCTGTACTCGTTCCATTTCTGCCAGAACTCTGGAGGAAGCTGCAGTAGCTTCTGTTCGATAGTCGACGAATCGACTGGCGAGTTCTCCAAGACGCTGGCGAACGGCTGCGAGCTCAATGGATCCAGCCCTTCGGCCCACGAAGTAGCCGGTACTAAAAATAAGGCTAGCGCAAAGAAGACCACCAAGGAAAGCCAGGCCAATTTTCCGCACACGGATACCTCCACTACTTATCTAGCTCAGGGCGGTAGTACGCACCCTTCACCCCATTATCTACAACCTGTCCTGCGAAGAAGGTTGCCCCGTTCCCAACTATGGCTGCCACGATCGCCGGCCATAGTTCTTTGCTTGCGCCGATCCAGTGCGCGCCGAGAGCGAGGACCATTAAAGAGAAGTGAATAGTCGCCCAGGCATTGCTCTTCGTCACGCTACCCTCCGGCATATTCTTTTGGAGACGATCTTACCGAATTTCACCGTGAGGCTCCCCAGGTACGGCTCCCAAGTTGGCCGGTTAAAATGGCCTAAGGTATGTCCGGTTTTCACGCGCTCCCACCTTGTGATCTCGTACTCGCTGCGCAGCGAATGGTAATGGGGTCCTTCTTTTCTGACCTCCCACTTTCCTCCTGCCACTATTTGAAGGAACTTCGGTGCGTCGAGGACAAAGAAATTCATGTTGTCGTTGGCATCGTTCTTGTTGTAGTAGATAGCGCCAGCGTCCACGCCGGCAAGCATTGCGGCAACGATGTCGACATCTTTCTTCGTGTCCTCTTCGGCGACGGAGGCTAGGGATAAAACGTAGCATCCCGCTTCCCCCGCTTCGTCTAAGAAGTTCTGAATCCCCTGAATCATGTTGTCACTCCTCACGCCGTGGCAGTTCCCTTCGCTCAATCAGACGGTCGAGCTTCTTGTCTATTTTCTCTATCATTTCCTTAAGGCCATCTATTTCGGTCGTGACCTTTGTTAAGTCTGAATCATGGCAAGCCACATCAGATGCGGTGACTAAAGCGGCAGCCTTCATTTCCGCTATCTGGGCTTCTAATGTGTCCACTCGTTGCATTAAGCGCCCCCGATTTTCAGCGTCCTTGCCTCTGGCATAAAGAAAGACCAGGAGCGTGATAATGAAACCACCGATCATCACCAGCAACTGTATCGTCGTCGGATCCATAATGACTCCTTAGTCTTGAACGATTCTAGGCCATATAGTATTCAGGCATTATTCCTCGGCCTATTAATAGGATTTAAAAACTGGCCTAAATCCAGCCTGGTAATATGCCATTGTATCTATTAAAGCAAGAACTAGAGCAGAAGTACCGGTGCTCCAAAACACGCAACCAGCCCCGAGTAATACCTCACCAAATGCTGTAGCTCCTGTGAACTTCAAGGTTTCTTTTAGCAATATATTTTCACCGTTTTGTATAAGGAAGGTCACATCATCTGGTTCTGGCCCAAACTCTATTTCAAAGGAGGTCATTGAAGCGGAAACCGTAAGCGCTAGAGCCGTTCCGAGAGTAGCCACGCTGTTATTCAGTACCGTAGGCTGGACGGTGTATGTAACAGTGCTGGTGGTAGTTATATTGAAATAAATTCCAAACGTCGGAGTCGCGACCAGAAACGTATTCATGAATCCCCAGCGGCCGCGTCTATTAGTCACGGCCCCTGGAGAGAGGACAAATTGGAGCCGCGATTTCACTTGATGCCCCAAGCCTCCAATCATAAAACTCGGTGCCCATGAAAGCGACCCACCGCTATTAGCTGTCGTGCTGCTAGAAATCGCTCTAATACCAACTCCAGGGGCTACGATATTCCCCTTCCCCCCAACAGGATAGACTCGATAAGTAGCCGTGACTTGAGCGGCGGTAGCCTGAGCTTGGGTTCCGCTCGCAATAGCGGCCCATTCTACTCCTGTGTTTCCACTGGATGCGCCTATAAAGTGCTCAACGATTGCTAAAAATGCATCAGTTGCCAGCAAACGGCTTCCATCAAATAAAGTTAGACTGTCGGCGTTAGGAGTAGAGTCTTTTGATATAAAGCCAGGCGAAGGCGAATACCTCTTAATCGAATCATCATATCTTTGGCCCATTAGTAAGTAACGGCTACCAGTGGTCTTTGAACCTACCAAAGCCCAATTCCAGTAATTTAGCCAAATAGCTCGATCAATATATAACCCTTCGACGTTAGTTGTAGTTAGCTTCCAGTTATATCCATCGGCGCTTATCGCTACTACGCTTCTTGTTGGAGCGAACAGAACAAACAGCCTTCGTTTTTTGTCCCAATAACCACCCACAAATTGAAGCAGTGACGGAACAAGCGTAGCAGTACTAAAATTGACAAGGTTCGTACTCGTTGCGATTACATTTGAGGCAGCAATGAACACCGTGACACCCAATTCAGGAGAGTCTATCACCATACGCCCGGCGATAGGTGGTACAGTTTCAGTCCACGTCAATCCGTCAGTACTGGTAGCCAGCCATGCAGCGCTAGAAGTCATTGCGAACAGCCCCAGGCGTTCAATCCATGTAACGATGGTATAGCTGCTATAAGTCAACCCAGATAGTGCCCCATAACCCCACGTTATACCATTAAGGCTCGTGGCCACATACCTTGTAGCCCCGTTAGAGATTATAAACAATTGTCCGCTAACTTCGTCATAACCGGCCGCTATCCACGTAGTTGAAATAGGCAGAGCTCTTGTAGTCCACACTGCTCCATCGGAGCTTGTGTAACAATAGCTTTTACCAGAAATCACAACAATAAAAAGCCCTAATGGCTCGCAATAAATTGCGTGCATAGGAGTGTCGCCGGAAATGAACGGTGCTATTGTTGACCATGTTTTGCCGCCATCATCTGAATAACAAAGTCTTCCGCTAGTATCAATTGCTACAACTACCCTGTGACTTATAGAGCTTTCTGCAAAGGCGTACATATACTTTAGCGAATCCACTGTATTGAGATACACCGGAGAATAAACAAGGTCAACGGCTCCCTCAATTACTAGAGTCTTGCCATCAGACCTAGCCAATTCATCTTGGGTAGTAACCTCGCGCCACACAAGCGCATCGCCTTCGTGCGAAAGCTCCACCCCATCAGCTCGTGTAATCAGTTCGCTTTCGGTAAGCTCAAGGTCAAGGCCCGAGATTTCTAATGCCCCGGCTGCCGGCGTTACCTTGATGAAGTTAGTCGCATTACCTGCACGCAATTCGCCGGAACCAAGGTCCCAGTAATTGAAGTCGTCAAATCTGAATGCTGCTATGAACTGTTTGTCTTCCCACCCTATAGGAGTGACAGCACCATCCTCATGCAATTTCACACCTAGTGAAGCAACGACTCCGAAGCGGTAGCGGAGCACAGCGCCACCAGACCCACCAGTGCGCGCAGGGAAATCACTAGACCAACCGTAAGGACCGTCAACAGACATGGGTTGAGCCTCAGCCTTGTCCAACCCATAATCAAACTCACCAGGAGCAGAACCTAAGCTCGCCTTAACGTATACATAAGCAAGGTCCGCCCTACTCGTTCCGTTAACATAATCCCACGTGGCAGCTACATGCACCGAACCGTCTGCATTCGGTGAAAAGGTAAATACTACATTGGTAACGTTATTGGTGGGCGGGGTTGGTGCTCCACCAAGCTGGGCATCGATCGCCTGAATAATTGGCCATAGCGCGGCGCCGGACGATCCAGAGCCTAACGTGCCTATCGCGGTGGTCCACTCTGCAATGCCCACGGCTACATACTGGTATACTGGACGGCCTGGTTCATAAATACAATCCTGAATCACTGCCTCGGTATCGATGCCGTTCTTCTCACTGACGATGCGTACAATCGTTCCAGGCTGCACATATCGGTTTAATCCGAACGTGTATTCGAAATCACCATACACAGCATCCAAAGCCAGTGCCTTCGCTAGCTCATTGGCAGCCAGCGCGCTAAAGATAAACCTGCTCGTATATTCTCGAGGGTTGGTCGCGTTAACCGGGGCTAAAGCCTTCTGCACTGCGTTACGATAGAGAGCCTTGCCCTGGATCTCAAACGTATAAATCTTCGCGGTTACGCTACTCGTGTTGCGGAACCGTACAAGAGCACGGTGAGGCTCAAAACTCTGCGCATTTATACCGATACCTGCATCTGCAGTGAACGCAACTGTTTGCCCGTCTGTAGCAACGAGCGAGATGTCGCGGTTCTTGATACGCGTCCGCCGCTCTAAGTATGGCTTGTCTAACCAATTCTCAACGTACGACTGGTACATGTCTTCTATGTCTGAGTCTGGCGGGTAGTAATCACCAGCTGCAATCGCTTTTCCGGTGAATATGCCGTCCGGCGAAACCGGCAAGGAATCACGGTAAAGCAATGCGCCAGGCATTTCCTGGAGCTGCGACCATTCAACCCTAGCACCATCTTCGCGTACATAGCGCCGTGACCACGTGAATGGTACAACCGTAGAGAGTTCACCGGAGTCAATTGTGTCGTCATACCCGTCTGCAATGCGAGCCCAGCGCCGTGTAACAAGGTGGCCGGCACCATCGTCGTCTAAAACCAGCTTGTGTTCAAACAACAACGTGTCGAGGAAATCTCGGAACGTCTCATCGTTCGCAATCGCGGCGCAATGCGTTGGCGCAGCTAAACTGGCTATCGTCGGCGTAACTTCCAATTCTGTATAACCAGCCATATAGCACACTTGATGAAAAATCGAATGCGGAATATCTGCAGGGTCACACACCTTAAATGGAGAAGAACCTATTGTTGAAGGAATCGAAAAAGAATTGGAAATCGGGAAGTCTAACCGCCACGTACTGTCAACTGCTTCAAACCCTATTGACTCAGCAACTTGAGCAGTTGATTGGGTGGCCGATGGATCCAGAGCACCAGTGAACAACGGATCATTCGTGACGTAATCTGTAACACTCACCAACACTCGATCTACAGCACTACGCACCTTTTCGACCAAAGATTGATCATGCTTTAACGAGAAGGAGAAGGTATCCTGAACAGAGCGTTTGTCAGCATTAAACAAACGTTCTGAGAAACGTGAGGACCCATCCCGCAATAAATGCGTCACCTCAGTCGGAGTACTATCCCCGGGGAAATGCAGACTCAAGCGAACTTTGCCAATCACGCTATAGCTCCTTGGGCTACCCTGTGCCGGCTATTCATCTTACGGCCAACAACTTCAAGCCTTTCATATAAATCTTCTATTCCATACACTGGACCATTGAGGATTATGGTAACACCACCCTGCGGCCCATTTACATTCGGAGAACCAATCGGGGATACAGACACCCGTTCTCTGCCGCCAGGATTGTCGCCAACCATCAGTAATTGCGGGCCATGTGTAACGAAATCTGCACCAGTTGCTGCTGCTTGGATCTCGGCTACGGTGCTGGCATTCTGTACAACAGCAAGCCTCCGATCCAGCGAGGCCAAATCCTTCTCATACTGTTCATCTTTTCCTGACCAGAATTTATCCCAACCACTCATAGCATTAAGTTTGTCTTGAATATCTTTTGCCTGTTTGGCTAGCGTACTAAGCTTTGTCTGGCGAGCTTGCTCAAGCGCTTTTTCTGCAGCAGCCTGAGCATCTTCTTCAGCTTTTAGTGCAGCTGCAGCAGCGTCGTAAGGCGCTTCAGCGGCCGATACGGCAGCGCTTTGCTCAGCTCGCAGTGTAGTGGCTTGAGATGCGAATTCAGCTGTGGAAACTAATCCGCGATCCCATAAGTCTCGCAGGACATCAAACTCAAGAGAAAAGTGATCCTGCAGTTTGCGCAGGTTGTCATCCCGCAGTTTTTTTTCTGCTTCAAGTTGCTCTTTTAGTAGCTTCAAGCGTTGTTGCGCCAAAGCTTTCTCTGCTTCTACTACAGGATCGACTATATACCGATCATAATCTACAGTACGTGGCCCGCGCATCGCGCCACCGATACCACCACTTACCGCGGCAGATACGCCTGCCAGTGCAAATAAAGCCAACGCTACTGGTAACCCGGCAACACCGGTCTCTGCTAAAATCCGTACACCTGCTGCCAAAGCAAACGATGCTATTTGTCGGGTAGCTTGCTGTGCCATCTTCCCAAATGCTTGACCAAAGGCTTCAGCTGAATCAGCCCCAGCTCCGATCGCGCCAAAGAAATCCAAAAACGCATCTTGGGTTAATTCGCTCATAGAAGCCGATACACTCGCCATGAAATCTTCTAGGGCGTCTGCCATCTTCCCTAGGTTCTCGTCAAACAATCGGAAGCCAGAATCTGAATTTGCTTCAATTGTTCCTGCAAGACTTGCTGCAATCGCGTCCAGCATGGCGAGCTTCTCTGCTGTAGCTCCCGCTGCAAGAGCAGCTTGTCGCTGCGTCTCCACGAACGATATGGTCTCTGCCTTCGCGGCAGCTACGCCTTCTTTTGTAGATGAATATAGAGACTCTAATCGCTCTTGGATGGGATCTTTTTCAGGCTTCTCTTTAGGAGGATCCTGTAGCTTTGCCAAGTCTTCGCGGAGCTTCGCCAAAACTGCCTGAACTTGTGGGGCTGTCTGAACCGCCGTCTTCGCGTAAGACTCGAATTCAGCAATCTCTTTTTTGATTAGGTCAATGCGACCTTGAGTGGTCTGCTCATAAGCGGAGTTAACGCGCTCCAAATAGACGTCCAATTTTGCTCGTGCTTCTGTGCGTATGGCGTCTGCCTTAGCTTCTTCGGCAGCCTTCTCTTTCGCTGCTTCTGCAGCCTTGCCGGTGAGATCCACGGTCATCTTAAGCCAGCGGATCTGGTCAACCGTGGAACGCAAGGAGTCTTTTAACGATTCGTGACGTGCTTTATCATAATACGCTTGCGTTCTGGCGTCCTTGGCCATACGCTCCATGCCGGCAATCTGGTCGTTAAGTGTTTCCGCTTGCTTCTGCAATACTAACAAGCGCTGCTCTTGTGTTGCGTTGCCGGACTGAACCGCTCGCAGTGCAGCGTTGTACTCGTTCTGTGCGGCGATTGATTCACGAACCTTCAGAGCAACCTCGGTAAATCCTTGTACCAGCGGTTTGAGCCCGTCCAGTATAAAGCGACCAATTTCCTCTTTCACATCTCCCATGACATTCTGGTACTGCTTGAGAGCGCCAGAAGATGTGTCGGCCATTGCCTTAGCCACGCCGCCCACCTGGGACTCTAGCTCCTTTAATATGAGCGCCTGAGCTTCTACCTTATTTCCAGCGTCGACCAGCCCCTTGATCATGTCCTGCTGCGCCTCAGTAAAAGAAACGCCTGCGCGCCGCATGGCCGTGATCCCTCGCACCGGGTCCTCGAGTGCCTTACCCACCATCATGGCTGAAGACTGTAAGTCACCTCCAAACGCAGCTGACAGGTCCACTGCGAGGCGAGTAGCATCTTTAAAGGTATCGCCTGAAACACTCTTAAACGTGGCCAAAGTGCCCTGCAGGTCGAGTATCGCTTCGTCGCCATACTGGGTAGCGCTCTGTAGCTCGGACGCAAACACCTGCATATCCCTAGACGTCAGCCCGGCTGCGCCTCCAGTCGCCCTCAACACACCCTCTAGCTTAGCTACTGCCTGCTCTTGAGTCTGGAATGCTTGCACGGACTCTCGCACAGTCTGACTTATGGCTTGTAATCCCTTGCTTGCCAGGGTAAAGATACCGATTCCCGCGGCTACGCTACCCGCCATTTGGGAGAATGCGTTCTTCATAGAGAGCGCCCCGGATACTTGGGACTTGAATTGCTTACCTAAATCAGAGAAACTTTTGGTAGCATCCTTAGATTTCTTAGATGCTTTTCCAAGGTCAGATACGGCTTTCTCAACCTCAGTTCTGAGAATTATTCGTAGATCTTCTACATCAGCCACGTTTATTCTCCATCCTGTCGGCTTGGAAAGCTTCGAGTTCTTGTTCCAATACCTCTAAGGCAGTAATTAATGGCCCGCGCTCAGTCTTGTATCCCGAACCACCGTGCGGCAAACCAAACCGCTTAAACCTAGACCATTCATTCCACCCCGAAACAAACACCTTCGAAGTCAGTAGCACTCGCACTGCGTTGCGCCGGACTGGAACCAATTCGACCTCTGTACTAATTCGCACCATCTCCATCTCTTCTGGTGCAAATGCCCACTCTGCGGGATCGGCAGTCGCGCCCTCGAGGGTTAAGCGCGCTGCCACTCTCAGTTTTTTACTTCTTCCCCCGTCAGGAAAGACTGGGTAAAAATGTGGCTACCCACATTAAGTGCAAGCTGCCAGGCCTTGCGTTGCCCCTTCGATTTGATTGCCATTAGCTCAACGCCATCTTTTGCTTCAATGCCAATCACTCCCGGGTTATGGATCGCCTTAATGCAACGCTTGGCATAAGCAATCGAAATGGCACTCGTAGAACCTGCCTCTGCCAGGTGCGAACTAACTTCTATCGAAGGCCATTCGATCTCAACGGTCAGGCGATCCGCTGCAGGGCGCCCTTCACCAGGCTTATCATTTTCTGGTTCGCGGATCCAACGATTCCACGGCAGGTCTGGCTCGTACGTCGTCATTAAGTCGCTTGATATCTTCTTTTCCATGAACGCACTCCTCGTGAATTTCTACAGTTACCACTTTCGTGGTACCGTCATTTCGCGCGCTTATGACGCGGTAATTATCTATGCGCTCTCCATTGGCAGTTAAAACCACCTCCGAAGGAAGCGCAGCACCAGGTTCAATAACGATCCGCATGCTGCGCCTCCCCTTAGGTCGTTATCGGGCGGTAGTGCACGCTCGGCATTTCGCCACCGACTACCGTGTAGCCGAAGTTGAAAGTCTGGGGGCCTTCCATGGGTTTTTCCATTTCGAGCGATTCGACGATGGAGGGCAGGTACTCGTATACCTCAACATCGCCGACCGTGGTGGTCTCGTTCCTGGAGAGGAAAAAGTCCAGTACGCCGGTTACGGTGGGGGAATACGTCACCACGCCGGCTGAGTATTCGACGACCTTGTTGAAGCGTTTCTGGATGAGCTTCACGGTTGCGTCGGGTACCGTGAAGTATCCGTTTATGGTGCCGGACTTTTCAGCCTTGTCGCCCTCGATGTAGCTTTTCACATCATCCGTCTGTACCGTGTTCTCGAACTTTTCCTTGCTGGAAGAGTTTGGGACATTGGTGACAAACGCCAGCTTTTCGAGCGTGAAGGGCATGACCTTGTCACCCGCTGCCAGCGTAAGCGCGGCGTTAAGCTTGAACACGTCTCCGATTTCTGCCGTTGCTGGCAGAACGGTGGAACCGCCCTTGGCCACGACCTTGTACCAGGTGCCTATGACCAGTGCCGTGGGAGTCGTTATCTCCGCTCCGCGCGTCCCAAGGTACAAGTAGTTTTTAGAACCTCCGACTCTCTTGGCCATGATGGCCTCCTTTTACTGTAGTAAGTCGTCTGCATCCACATTGAGACGTACGATGAGCACGCCGATCAGCCCGTTTCCCGGAGTTGGTCCTGCGTATTCCGCGGACTCGAAACGAGTCTCGAATGCAGCGCCGCCAAGAGTCGGGTCGGCTTCGACCAGGTTGGCTACCGCGTCTCCATAGACCTGCATGGCTGCCATGACAACCGCCTTGGAGCGGCCCGATATGGCAAACACAAGATCCAGAGAAAGGCGCGACAGTGCCGCTCCTCGCTCTACCCTGACCTGGTCGGGGCAGATGAGGCATGCGTTGTACTTTGTCAGGCGCATGGGGTCTTCAAACCCCTGCGAGAATTCTGCAACCGGCGCGATGGTCTTTCCGGTAGATAGTGCCTCGACGGCTATGCGCGTATTCAAGCTTGCGCGCAAGACCGCTTCAATCGAGTCAACAAGCCGGGCGGTTTTCATTCTGTCACCTCGACCGGTGTGCCGCCAAAAGCCTTGTCCAGGTATGCGCCGTACACTGCCCGGGAGATGGTGCGCACGTTGCCCTTGTATTCATTCCACGCCGGAACCATGAACGGCCTGGCGTGTACCGTAGCAGCCTTGACGCGTGCGGTAATCTCGCCGGCTTCGTTGCGGATGTAGACCCACTCTCCTTTTTTTGGTGTGATCATCATGCCGCGCGACATGCCGCCAAGGTAGTTGAGCCGGCCGTCTATGCCGCGTCCAGGCCGTACTACAAACGTGGGGCCTTTGGAGCGCTTGAGCTTGTAAAAGCCCATGCTCTCCCGCGTCTTGCCGGAACCTACAGCCAGCACTTGGCCTGAAAGCTTAGAGCGTTTGACATACTCCGAGAATTCAGCGGCAAGGATGCTCAGTATCCGGTTGCCCATCTTGAGGTTTACGTCAGAAGCAAACTTGGCAAGGTCTCCATACTTGCGCCTTGACAGTGTGACACCGCTCACGCGCGAACCCTCCGGTATGAATCAAAGACGCGCAGGGCGGTGGTCGGCCAGTCCACTTCGTATGCGGAGCTGGTAGCCCCGTCTATAGAAACGTTTTTGAGGCCGATAGCCGATGGGCTGCCAAGGCGGCGAAGATTGACAGCCACGCACTCGAGGATGGCCTGCTCGAGGTCTTCTGGTACTGGATCATAGCCAAATACCCCCACTACCCGTACCGTACCGAATCCTTGCGGGAACGTCCTGGAGTAGAGCCTGACAATGCCAGAATCAGACAGTACATCGTATTCGTCGGTTCCAAGCTCTTGCCCCGCCGCGAATTCGCGGTAGCTGTCGAGCCAGAGCGAGGTTATGATTGCCGGAGACTCGGGTAGCACCAGGACTGACCCGCGCGGGCCGTCAAGCCGCACGTCAACATCACGGCCCTTCAGGGCCCTGTCGGCGCGCCGGTTGGCATATGAGCTTGCAGCGTTGATGAGAAACTCCACCTTGGCCTGGTCGTCAGCGCTCAAGCCGAGCACGGACTGGGCGCGGACCCAAGTAGTCAGAGCTTCGGTGGAGAGGCTCATGCTACGCTACCGCCCTGGAGGGGCGACCCTTGAGGATGAGCCCGGCCATTGGGGTTGCCACGCCGTGCGTGCCCGAGAAATCGGGGTTGACGCGGATGTAGCGCTTGCCGCCGACGTATCCGAACTTGTACGCAGCACCGGCCGCATGGGCCGTCTGCAGCGACAGGATGATGCCGCCCGTCATGCCGGTCTTGCCCTGCACATCGGCATCGACAAGCTGGCTCCAGGCGGAACCATTATCAGAATGTTCGGCTACGAAATCGATCTTGTTGACACCGGTGAACGTGATGCCTCCGATGCCTACCTGAAGCTCTATGGCGGCCGCCTCGTATCCGAGCAGGTCAACCGTGGCTCCCGTGGCATCTGCTGTAAGAGCGACCGGCCCGAAGGTCAGAGCCTGGTCTATGTTGCTGTGAAGGTCTCTCATGACGCTATCTCCTTGTCTGCATGATGGTGCTGGTTTTTATGCCGGCACCGGGCTACTGCTATGCAGTTCCGAACTTGAGAAGCTTGATCGCTTCGTAGTTGACGATACCGCCGCCAACCCTGCGGGTCGTGTAGAATTTCACGAAGCCCTTCTGGGTGTAGGGGTCGCGTAGCACGCTGATGCCGGCGCGGTCTACGATCTGGTAGCCGGCGCTGTAGTCGCCGAACGCGATCGAGAACTTGTCTGCGGCGATGTCCGGCATGTTGTCGTCCGAGTGTACCGGGTACCCGAGAAGCCGGGCAGGCTGACCGGCCACTATGGAAGGCTCCCACAGGTAGGAGTTGTTGGCTCCGGCGCCCGTGGTACTCTTGAGCTTACGGGCCGAGGCCATGGTCAGATCGTTCATGAGGAACGAACCGTTGCCGCGGTACTTGGGTTTGAGCGCGTGCACGAGGTCGATGAGCTTGTCGGCCGGGTCGGCAGCGGTCCATCCGCCAGAAACGCCGGTGATCAGGTAACCGAGCTTGCCCCAGGCGTAGCTTGCGTTGGCGACCTTGTCATAGCTCAGGATACCGCGGGGCATGTTCATGCCTTCACCGTTGATGAACGCGGCCGACTCCAGATCGGAGAAGGCAACGCCGGCTTCATCGCCGAGCCATGAGGCAACATCAGTGAAGCTGTCGTCGAGCAGGATCTGCGATGCAGAGGGCTCGGCGTACATCTCGCGGGCAAAGATCTCGATGACATCGAGCTCGGGATTGGCGGTGGCAGCGCGGGCGTCACGCTCGGCGACCCAACCGGCAGAAGCTCCGCCCTTGCTGACGGTCTTCTTGAGCGATCCGGACGAGATGGTCCGCACCCGGGCCAGCTGGCGCATGGCTACGGTCTTCATGGCAACGCGGGTGATCTCGCTTTCCACCTCGGGCATCACGAAGAAACCGCCAGCGGGATCCACGTCCGAGGTGGCAGCGGCCTTGAATTCGCGGCTGTCGCCAGCCTTCATCCACTTGGCGAACTCCTCGTTCTTCTGGGGTTTGCCACCGCCGGCGCTGGTGCCGAGGTTCATGCGGTTGACCTGAGCCTGCAGGGCATTCAGGTCGTCAACGGTCTTCTGGTTCTTGACCAGATCAGCGTCGATCTTTGCCAGCCTGGCATCGATCTCGCTGGTACCACCACCTTTGGCGAGGGCCGCAATGCGGTCGTCGTTGGTCTTGCGGTAATCAGCCCAAGACTTCTGCAGGTCCTCTATTGCTTTCTTGAGTTCATCCATCACAGGTCTCCTTATCTCAGCGTTTCGGAAGCCATTCTGGCCGCCGCTATCGTTGCCTCGAGCCCAGCGTCAGGTTCTGCGGTATCTCTCCGCAGCGCCTTGTACCCTGCCGATGCGAGCGCTTCCGCATCAGTCCGAGAAAATCCCGCATCTCGCAGGAACCGCTCGTAGTCCCGTATCGTCCGCACATCTTGAGCACCTTTTTTTGGAGCCAGCGCCTTTGGCGTGTGCTGGAATCCAATCTTCGTAACGTCGAAGGTCGATAACGCAGCCGCTTTCGTGGTGCGCTGTACCCTTGAAGCAAAACCTTTTTCCATCGCTTCGTCAGCGGTCAGCCAGGTTTCGTCATCCATCATCTGCCCGATCTCTTCTGCGTCGATTCCGGAGCGCGATGAGTAGATGTTGATCAATTCGCCGCGCATCTTGTCGAGCACATCGGCGGTCTTCCTGAGCTCGTCAGCTTCGCCCCAGGTGATCGTCCAGGGGTTGTGGATCATGAGGTACGTGCCCTCGTCCATTATCAGTTCTTTGCCGGCAAGCGCGATGATGGATGCGATCGAAGCGGCCAAACCAATGACCTCGATGGTAACCTTGGCACGGGCTGAGGCGAGGATGTTGTAGAGTGCCATGCCCTCGGTTACGGAACCGCCCGGGGAGTTGATGTAGACGGTGATGTCTTTTTTATCACGCACAAGGTCGAAGGCGTCTTTGAACTGCTGCACGCTGATGCCCCAGCCGCCAATCTCATCAAAGATGGAAATCTCGGCTGAGTCAGCTGACTTGGCTTCTATGGCGAACCATTTACTTTTCATCGGCGTCCCCTTTGTCTGCGGATGCATCGGTCATGTTTGACGGGGTAAGGTAGACATCCCCGCCTTCGATCGGGTTCATGTTTTCACGATCCCGGATATCATTGGCAGAAAGCCAGCCCCACTGGCGGCCTGTTGCGTACGCTTTGTATCGCGCGGCCACGTCGCCGCGGAGCATGCCTTCCGGGTTGAATTCCGGGTTGTACAGCTGGGGAACCGTGAACAGCTGCTGGTGCAGGGCCTGTTCAATCCTGACGAGCCACGGCCGGATTGTGTGGATCATGAAGCTGAGCATGAACTGTTCAGCGCTGGCGTACGTTGCGGTCTGCTGGTCTGCCTGCAGCAACATGAGCGGCACCCTGAAAAGCCCCGCTATCTCTGAGCGCTGTAGCCTCCTCGTCTCGATGAACTGTGACTCCTCGGCATTCATCGAGAGCTTGGCAATGTCCGCTCCGTCTTCAAGGATGGCGGTTTTGCGCATGTTGGCGCTCCCGCCATAGGTATCGTTCCAGCCTTCCTTCAGGCGCTTGATGGCGTCGTCAGTGAGGGCCTTGGGGTACTTGATGACGACGCCAGGAGTTGCGTCGTTCCGGAACAGGCGGCCAGAGTACTCCTGGGTGGCCATGGCCGCGCCGATGATATCCTTCTGATGCCCGATAACCGAGCGGCCTGTGATGCCGTCAGGCCCTGGCATAGCCCGGATATGCAGCATGTCTTTCTGCTGGATGACAGCCAGCCGGCCGTTATTGCGGGTAACTTCGTAGAGAAGTGAGTAGTCGGGCAACTGCTTTACCACGACGCGGTCAGGGTGCATCGGTATGATGTCGTCAACAATGTCATCACCATGCCTCAGTATTGCGCCGTAGTAGTTGCCCCTGAGAGCCAGATGCTCGATGATCTGCTCGCGCCACTCCATCGATGACTGCCACGGATTGGGCCGCGTAGCCAGGAGGCCATAGAGCGGGTGCGTATGCGCGCGGATCTTGCCGCCACCATCGAGCCGCTTGTAGACATGGAGCGGTAGCGAGCCTACCGTTTCACCGAGGATACGGACACAGGCAAACACCGTCGAGACCGCGAGCGAGGTTTCATGGTTGACAACCTTGCCGCTTGCGGCCTGAGCGCCTCCCATGAGCTCGGCCAGCTCGCGCGAATCCATACCGGCTACAACGCGCAACGCCAGGCGTTCAAAAAATCCAGGCTTCTTGCTCATATGGACAAAAGCCCCCTGCCTTCGTACGGTGATGGCTCGGCTTCTGCAAGCACCACGCCACGCCCCAGCGCCATGATTGAAGCGACGACGCCGTCAATCCTTTTCCCGGTTGTCTCGCGGCGCGGCTTCATTGGCATGACGTTGCCCTGCCGGTCGCTCTTAACCTCGGTACATGAGACCATCCAGCGCATAACCGGGTTCCCGCCGTGCGCCACTTCCCGGGTCAATACCTTTTTCTCAAACGTGTCCGAATACAGCGCCATGGGGTTGTACCTCTGTGCGCAAGGGACCATGGTGAATTCAGGCGATAGGTGATTGACGATTTCTTGCGCTTTCCAAGGGTCGTATACGATTTCATCGATCACGTAATTACCTGCCAGCATGCGGACTTCGTTCTCAATCCAGTCGAAGTCAATGACGTTTCCAGGCGTTGCGATGATAAGTCCATGCTCGGCCCACACCGTATACGGCACTCGGTCCTGGCGCTCGCGCTCCAGGATGTTTTCTTCCGGCATGAAAAAGCGGTATATGAACTTCCATGGTTCGCCAGGAGCAAGGGGCCTGAACGGCAGGGCGAGGGCTGCAAGGTCGGTGGTACTTGCGAGATCCATGCCTACCAGGCAATGGCGGCCGGCAAGTTCTTCTTCGGTATACTGGACATCGCAGGCTATCCATCGTTCGTCTGTAATCCATCGCGTGGCTGCCTGAGTCCAAATGTTCAGATTCTTTGTTTTGATTTCATTCTGCTTGGCCGGTGAAGCCATGGCCAGCTTCACGCGGTTTTCAAGAAAGTCCAGTTTGACGGATACGCCAAGATTGGGATTTGATTTCACCCACACTCGGGGGTCAGTCCAGTCGTCGCCTTCGTCGATGGTGTAGATGATGGAAAGCGTATTTTCAGGAATCGGATCCAGCACGCCTTCAAGGATCTGTTCAGCGAGCAGATGTTCCTGGTTGTAGCAGGGACCGGTCTTGTCCAGGCCCGCGGTTGTTATGATGACGCCAAGCGGCTGGCTTCGTGCGCCGGTTCCGGATTCCAGCACATCGAGCAGCGAGCTGTCGGGATGCGCATGGTATTCGTCGACCAGGTAGAAGCTTGGGTTGAGTCCGTCTTCGGTGTCGCTGTCGCGCCCAAGTGGCCGCATGCGCGCCGAGTCGTCGCCGGGTTGCGTGATGACCTGTTTGGACTCGTACACCTTGGCGCGCCGGGACAGCGACGGTTGCCGCTTGATCTGTGCTTTTGCCTCACGCCAGGCAATAGCTGCCTGTTCCTGCTTGGTCGCCGCGAAGTATATCTCGGGACCGATCTCCGCCGGGGAATCAGCAAAGAATGCATAGTTGCCCAGACCAGCCCCAAGTGTAGTCTTTCCGTTCTTGCGCGCTACCTCGAGGTATGCCCTGGTGAATCTCCTCAGGCCGTCAAGCTTGCGCCAGCCGTACATTTCAGCAACAAAGAACTGTTCCCATGGCTCGAGCGTGATGAGCGCTTTCTTGCCGCCGTACGTCGAGGCCCAGACACCCTTGGTATGCGAAAGGTTCTGGATGAAGGTGATCGCCCGCTCTGCCTGAGCCTCATCAAAGATGTACGGGAATTCATCAGTGCCAGCGCGGATAAGGTCTGACAGGTGGCGACGGACTGCAAGCTTCACCCACTTGCATGCAACAATCTCGCCCGAGTTTACGCCATGAATATAGACCTTGTAGGTGAACATGGATGCGTTACTCAAGCTGCACGCCATGAGTGCCAGAACAACCGCGGCCAGCCATCGCTTAACGCCCCGCACTGAGAAGCCTCTCCATCTCGTCAATTTCGCCTTCCTGCTTCTTCTTGGCACTGACGCGGGAGCGTGAGGCCGGGGACATGCCAAACTGCACAAGGAAGTCACGGGTTTCCTTCCGCGACTGCAGCGCGATCGAAACTTCGGGGCGCTGTTGCTTAAAACCGTTCGGTGTGATGACCGTCAAGCCGTTGCCGTCCGCCAGCGCATCCTCTGCAACATGCATCCGCTCGTATGCCAAGCAGTAACATTCCAGGGCAACAAGGTCGAGATTGGTAAGCAAACCCAACTTCACGAGATCCCGTGCAACCCTGTTCCATTCAGCCCTGGCGCGCTTGTGCAACTTGGCGGGCAGCGTCTTTGGTGGCTTGGGAGCGGCAACGAGCAGTGCAGGCTTGGGCTCTTCCATTGCCCGGCCCGGCCTGAAGGTTCCTTGCAATAATTTTATTGCTGTTGGTTTTGGCGGGCGTCCAGCCATCAGAACTCCCCCCCTGGCATTTTGGTTGTGTGAAAACATGACTCATCAAGGCGGTCTACCCGTGAGGGCCCTAGAGATTCATCTCCCCTACCCCTCTGCACCTTCGGTCGACCCCAGCCGCCATCCTCTCGAACAGTCTTCCGGGAGTGATCGGCATGTAACCGGGGGATCAGCTGGTACTTGGTGTGGTCTGGCTCGATGGCTGGGTTGTAAGCGGGCACATGATCAACGTCGTACTCGGGCCATCGATCTCTAGGGATACCATATAGAAGCAGGATGCGCTCTCTTGTAGCGCGCCACGTTCGGTCATATCCACGGCGAGTAGATGATTGACGTCGATCCTTTTGGCGAATAAATGGGACATAAAGGTGCGCGTGATCTGCGCAGAAGCCAGTCTTGTCTAGTGTGAGTTTAGGACAAGTAGGTATCTTGCAAGGACGGGCAGGCTTCGATGGCACCAGGCTCTCCAAAATAGCCCGGCGATAAAAAAACCGCCGAGCACAACGGTAACGCCCCGCAATCATATGCGGTTCGCGCCGTAGCCTGCTCAGCGGATTCCATACATCACTTCGGCGGGAGAGCCTCAGCGAATAGCAATCAACCTATTATAGGTTATAGCTGATGAATAAAGTATTGTCAATATTCATTCCTAGGACACGTTAGATTCCTTTTCACTTCGACTAATTCCAATATTTTGTTGCTGGTGAACATCAATCTGTATCGCATTAGTTTTCAAATGCAGTTGTGTTTGCCGTAAACTTTTAGCAAACACCTATTAATGGACAGGACATGCTAAATTAGTTTTTATTCGATATAAATCTATAATGAATCTATCTTTCCGAATCCACATTAAACCAAGGAAGAAGTTTGCCAACAAGCAAATCTTCCATATAAAATCTTGAAACAAAATCATCCTCTCTAATAATTGTATAGAATAATCTTTTATGGATTTCATCAAAAATGCTTCCACCATGGTAATTTTGATATAAATATTCAAAACCGGATCGTAATTGACAACTTGTAGTCTTTTTTAACAGACGACTTGTTGCATTAGGATATAGTTTCTTAGTGCCTAGAAGTAGATGTAATCCTAGTCTTTTTTGCATATTGGTACTTTTGCCAACATAGAGGCATACCTTTTCAGAATCTAAATTCCAGTTCCAAATGAGTTTTTGGTTAATTCTATCAGGACCATCAACTTCTAGTTCTCGTTTAAGATTCTCAATGATTTTATCATGATTATCAAACCAGAAAATATATATGCCAGGATTTGCAAAGGATCGCTTATATTTTTTCGTGTATACATCAACAAAACTGCTTATTGGTTCCATTTTTTGCGACAGTTGAATAAGCATATCTTCATTTATCATTTATTCCTCCAGTATTATCACGACCTTTGCGGATATAAAGTCCACGGCAGAGGGCAGTTCATGTTGGAATGAATACTAGGGGAATATTGTCCAAGATCAACGAAGAATAATAAAAGTGTTGATCGGTTGATACTTTATCCCTTGGATCCTAAAAAGCATGTCACAATACAGTGTGCATCACCATCACAGAACCGCAATTTCAGTCTAGCACCGTTGATCGTACATGCCAAGTATCAAAAGATCCTTACACCAATCTTATAGAGATGTTTGAGATATTTGATGAGGTACAACACCATCGCAACAGCCGCGACTCCGTGCTGCTCAAGACTTTGATACAGCGTCGGACTATTTACTTGACAAACTGTATCAGCGTCGTTTACGATTTAGCTACGATTTGATCCCCTTGAAGACTAAAATAAGCGCTGTCGTGGGAGAGTGCAATGGCTACAAACTGGCAAGAACTATCTTATAGAGTAAGTCTGGTGTTCACTCCATCATCACCTGTTGACGAGAAGCAACTATTCTCCGGAAGAACTGATCAACTAAACCAAATTATTGATGTCATAAACCAAAAAGGTCAGCATGCCATAATTTTTGGTGAACGAGGAGTCGGGAAAACATCCCTAGCAAACGTCTTAACAAAAATACTTGACGAGGTCATACCAGGAACCGAAAATCTTATACTCGCTAAACGTAAAAACTGTGATGCGACTGATGACTTTACCACAATCTGGAAAAAGCTTCTTTATGATGTCAAGGTTCCATTTTATGAACAAAAGATAGGGTTTAAAAACAATGAAGTTTTATCGGACTACTCAATCGCTAACGCAATCGATAATCCTTCCACACCTGAAAACATTTGTCGACTGCTTGAGATTCTTTCCGATCGAAGACCAATTTTCATTATTGATGAATTTGACCGAATAACAGACCAGAAAACAAAAACCACGATTGCAGATACAATTAAAATGCTGTCTGACCACACCATTCGAACAACCGTCATAATAGTCGGGGTAGCAGACAGCGTGGATCAATTGATTAGAGAGCACCAGTCAATCGAAAGAGCGCTCGTTCAAGTAAAAATGCCAAGAATGTCCAATAGCGAACTTGAAGGTATCGTTGAGACGGGATTGAAGGTCCTTGAAATGAGTATTGATAAGGATGCTCTCGCTTATATTTCGGTTCTGTCCCAGGGGCTTCCACATTACACGCACCTTCTAGCATTGCACTCGACAAGGAAGGCAATAGATAACCATTCAAAGAAAGTCTCGATTCAGAATGTACAAGAGGCCATTGTAAAAGCGCTGGACCAAGCCCAAGCTACGACCACGACGGCCTATCATAAAGCAGTCTCAAGCCCTCGCCGGGACAATATTTTCCGACAAGTCTTGTTAGCTTGTGCATTAGCTAAGCCTGACGGTCTAGGATACTTTGCGGCATCAGACGTGAGAGAACCATTAAACCTAATTATGAGCAAAGAGTATGATATTCCAGGATTTTCTAGACACTTAAACGACTTTTGCGACGAAGACCGCGGCCCGATTCTTCAGAAAATCGGTAGAGAACGTAAATTTCGATTTAGGTTTATAAATCCACTGATGCAACCATACATTACAATGCAGGGTTTCAAAGATAACTATATCAAGCAAGAACATCTCTCAGTCCTAAGAAATATGGCGAGTTTTCGTTCGTGAAAGAAATACACTTGTATTACAAGGATCATACTATTCTTTCATGCCTGGAGGATTTATCCAGCATTTACTTAATTCGCAATTCCGGCCCGAAGTGCTTGGCGTGGTTTGTGCCGAGTAAATCGACAGCACAAACCACGCTAACAGGAATTTCCCAGCTGAAGTAGCTACTAGGTTTTTGGTGCATATTCCCTTACTTTTTCATGTATGCATTTTGTACGATACCCTGTTTTTTGAATTACTAACCTTGCATCTTGAATTAAATGAATAGAAAGTTCTTCAGCACAGGCTTGATGTAAAATCATATCTGGGTTCCGCCAAAGGACAACGCCACCAGTACTTAAATCAGAGTCTCTAAATAGCTGCTTATTACAAAACGAGCAATTTGAAAACTCAATTGGATGATCTTTAAGATATTCCAACAATTCCTTCTCAGTGAAAGCAGCCATATAAATTCTCCTTATAACAACTTGGTCTTTCGGCATGTCACACATGCCTTATCTCCATATTTCCTATAATAGTTCAATGTCATTACAAATATATGCCCATTAGGGCATATATACTTTAATTTTGAATGAATAGGGTGGTAGTTTTTAGAAATGACGGTACATCCTCTAAAATTCTGTTTTTCCCATTATAGTGACATACAGCTTAATCAGCAAGAAGAAATAGTTAAGTTAAAGACTATTGATGGTATCACAATAGCTGTTCGGTGGTGAAACCACCATAAAGCAACCAGGTTGAGCATATATTATAAGCTTCAAGCGTATTTATTTACGGCATTAGTACCCGCTGGGCATTCCGCTTTAAAATGACACTCGTAAACTCATTCAACTTGCTGACGAGTTCGATGACCTTGTCTAGGTCTGGCTCGGAGAGGTTATTCCGGCCAGAGTCGGCGCCGATATTCACCTGTACTGGCTCACATCGCTTTATGAGCTCTACCATTGGTACAAGGTCAAAGTCTATGATTGGCTCGATGGTTACGTAACGTTCGTATCCCGCCAGGGTCGCCATGGCGTGCGCCCGGACCTCGGGCCGCGGAGAATCACGCATTACCTTTGGATACCAGCGATTCGTCTCTATCGTGGTGCATACCGTCACAGGGCGAAGGATGCCGCCCAGGTAGGCCGCGATCCGCCCCGGATTCTTACTTTGGAGCAGGTAGCGGTTGTTGTGCGCGTTCATCTTCTCCACGGTGTCCTGAATCCACTCCATCGGAACCGCGTCGGCGAACATATCACACGAAGAGCCTACAAAGATGAAATTGCCTTCGCCGAGGTTGGTCTTAATCTCACGCTTATCGAAGCGCATTGAGTGCAGATCACCCCAGCGCTTCATGTAGCAGTAGGAGCAGTTATGAGGGCAGCAGCCTTTAACGGTGTTCCAGGTATGCGTGACCCAAGAGTACATATTGCCCTTACTTTTGTTTAGCATCGCCAGCCTGCCTCGCTACTACACTCGTCCTCTTCGAGCTTTCTTAGCATTTCTCCTCGCTTAACAATAAAGCGTCTGTATCTTCTGTTGGCTGGAGGAGCCCAGTCGCCCCGATAATTCGAGGTTAAGAATACAACCTGGTCCTGTTTATTAAAGTACGCGACGATGTCACCTGGTTCAGGCTCCCCTCCCACGGTTATATCTCGCAGCGTTGTGACAGCACCACAGCAGGGGCAAGCCTGCTCGAAACCTATGTGCTGGATCCAGTGCTCATTGAACTCGCTCCGGCAGTTCGTGCAATGGAAGCGTCGGGGGTTTTCCATCCTCTACTCCTTTTCTTCTAGTTCAGCGCGAGCTCGTGCTAGCCAGCTATCAGGGGGCGCTGGGATATGGTTCGCGTCATCAATTGCCTCTGACAGCAGTGCGCGAGCGCGTTCAAGCTTGCCACGCAACCGGTCATCATGTTGGGTAAACAAGTCAGGAGTACGCTTCACGACTATCTACCCTTTCCGGTACGAGCAGCACTGAGGGCTTAGCCCCAGGGGAATATTGCTGTGCTTCATCGTTACTCGGCCGGGGCGGCGCCTTCCGCAGGCGCTGCACAGGGAGGAGCGCTCAAAGCCTTGGCAAAGCGTCTCGCTGGACAAAGGGTTGCCCTCAGGCTTATAGCGCCGGCCAATGCTGCTCATGATGCGGCCCCCATGATCGCGCCAAGGGGGCCGGCCGCGGCCCTTGCGAGTAACTCTCCTGCAGCAGCCCGCTCCTCGAGGCTAGGTGGAGGCTCCGCTTGGTAAGTCTGGCCGGCTCTCCTGCTCGCGGCTGCAGCTTGGGCATGAGCTGCCTTAACCCTGGCCGCAAGGGTGATCGCGTTAGCGCAGTATGCGCGGAAATCAAAGTCGGGGGCGCGCTTGTCGGCGGGCTTGTCTTTATCCGCCTTTGCGCAGGCAAACCAGAGCTCTCGCCAGTGGGAGAAGTACTCCTCGCGCATGCGCTGCGCCGTGTGGAAATCGCCCTGGGTAAGCCTGATAATGGCTCTGGCGTGCTCGTAGTCTCTCGGGGATGGAGGCGCATCAGCCCAAGTTTCTCGCTTTAGGCCTGCATACCAGTCTGAGACGATGGACTCGACAAGTCTTTCGTCTTGGACCTGCTCAACGCTATATGCCGGGGCGGGGGGCGTCGCGCCCGCGCGCTCTCCCTCTCCCTCTTCTTCTCCATCTTCTTCTAATTCTCCCTCTCCCTCTGATAGTTTCAAATCCGTTTCATTATCGTTACTGGCCGTTACATCAGCGTTACACAGCGTTACAGGGGCGTTACCTTGTAACGGTTTCTTTGAATCTCTGAAACGGCGGACACGATCAGCACTCTCGCTCTGCTGGTACTCAGCCCAATTCACGACGACTAAGCGCCCCTCGGCGTCGAGCTCAACGAGCCCGCGCTTGATAAATACGCCGCGTATCTCTTCAAAGCGTTTTGTCTCAAGGAGGCATAAATCGGCAAATATCTCCTCGTCCATGGCGAGAAGCCCGTCTTCGCACTTGGTGAGGAGGCCTACCCAGAAGGTAAGACAGTCGTGCCCGTACCGGCGCAGTATGAATGCTACCTTCTCGTCGTTGAGCACATTGCGGTATAGCTTAATCCATGGGTTCTTCATGACGCGTTCTCCTCTGCGAAGAGCTTCTTAGCTAGCCAAACCTCGCCCTTCGCCGTGACATAGGTTCGTTTCTGGATATGAGGTTGGCCTTCGTCGTCGTCATAGGTTCGCTCCCTAACGACGAAGTACCCACTATCGATATGTTCTTGGTATGGGACCCAATCGCCTCTTGAATCGCGGAAGATTAGGCCCCGGACAGCCAATACCTCAAATATCTTCCGCGGGCCGATGCCGTTTATCTTGCCAATCTCTGAGAGCAACCTGAGCCCTGCAGCGGCGGAGATACGCGCAGCGACCCTGGCCATAGGCTCAAGGCCTTGAGCTCGCTCAAACTGTTCCGCCCAGGCGCGCGCAGCGGTGGCAGGGTTCGTGAAGTCCGGGAGGGAAGAAGCACGGTTAGCCCCGGACTGCTCGAGGAGTAGCCACCGATCAACCACCCTGGCGCGCAGGTCGACCCGATAGCCTGATACAAGGATCATGGTCTCACGGTAGGGAAGCTTGTAGCAGCGCAAGGATCGACCCGTTGCATCGTTGTACTGAGCCGAAAAACCGGCTGAGTGGATTCCAAGGCTGGCTAACATGGCATCGATATCGGCAAGCACATGTGTGTGCCGCTTTTCGACCAGCTCCGCTATCTCGCGGCTGTCCATCGTCATCACCTGCCCCGGACGGGACACCTGCATAGCCTGTGAGAAGAAGTCGAGTTCACCATTCATGGGTTTACCTCCGGCATGGGTGCCCAATAGTCTGGATCCGGCAGCGGCCGCACCTGCCGGCCTACCAGGCTAAACTCATAGAGGCCAGCGTAGTCGGTCCGTATGACCGCCATGGTCACGAGCTCGCCTTCATATATCCACAAGCCAACTACAGGACTACCCATAGGGAGGGCGCCCTGGCGCCAGGCTGGCGAGACGGCCGGGATGGGTTCTACAGCTGTCTGCTCGGCGGCCCAGGTACCCGCGGCCCCGACGATCAAGCCAGCTGTGGCAGCCAGGATGACCATGAACAAAAGGCCTGCAAAGTACGGCCGTTCGGTTGTATCCATCAGTATTGCCCCCCGTGGTAGACGCCAAGGCGATGGCGGCAGAGCACCGGCAGTAAGGGTTCGCCGGCGCGCCGTTCGATTGTATCGGTGATCCTGGGAGGGCGTTCTACATGGTGCATGGCGTCGGCAAGCTCATATATCCGTAGGCCGTAGATCATGGCTGGCTTGCCCTTTGCTGCATCGCGCAAGAGACCCTTCATCACGTTGTAGCTAATCTCCAGGGTATCCATGCACTCTGCCATGGATGGATAAACGGTATTACCGTGTACGATTCGTTTAGGTGTGCCAGCCATAAGCTCTCCTTACTATCCAATCATCTCTCGAGAGCGGCGGGACTCGAACCCGCGACGTTTCGGCGCTCGATGCTTATAGGGAATCCGCCTGGTTCAACACCTTAGAACCGCGCAACAACCCCGCCTTGCCTTAGCCGCTAGGCCACGCTCCCTATGTGCCCCGTAGACGCCGGGGCCGCGCGCTCTTATCAATCAAGTCAGGTGAACCGGGAGCTAACCCGGTGATCCCTCTTCGTAATGGCCTGTTCGTCGGTAGACTTAAAAATGCAAGGCACCAAGGTCATCATTAAAAGTGCTTTGTCGGCGCCACCTGGGATAGGTACGACCGGGATGGTCTGGTTTTCGCTTATGGCCGATGCTGGCCTATAGGCTACTTCCTCCTTCCAAATGGTCTTGGTTGCGTAGAAGTCCGGGGTATCAAGCGCGATACCGTTGGTCGGCTCGTAAGCCGCCGCTATCAATGACGTAGCAGCCAGGAAGCACGCCATTAACAGCAGGAGTCTGGCACTCTTCATTTCAGGCCCCTCTGCTTTATGATTCCGTCCTCATACGAGGAAGGCTTTGGGAGCGGCGGGAGTCGAACCCGCTGGAATCGTACCGTCGCGGCTTATCTGCTCTATCCGCATTGGTAGCCGTCCGAGCATAACGCCTAGCAGCACCACGTTATGCAATCGCCCCCTAGAGGCCCCGAAGGGCCTGTGCTTTACGCGATAATAGTCATGCCTTCCGGTAAGGCCGCGGTGAGGTGCTCCTTGATGGAAAGAAGGGCTTGGTTGCGCCAGCGCCCCCCATCAGCCTCGAACAAAGCGCAGCCAACCACCTTGCTCTCGGTGTCGACGAGCTTCATGCGGAGCAGGAATTCCGATTCGGGTTGTTCTATGTCGCGGAAAGTACGGAAAGGCTTAAGGCGCACGATGGCAGGAGCCGTTTCCTTGCCCGTGAGGGCCCCGGACGCACCGGTCATTACGCTCGCGGTCTGGGAAATCCCGTCATCCTCTAGGCTAAAGGAAGTCCCCCCTTTAACCTTTGAAACGTACTTGATCACCCGCTCAAGGTCTTCGGTCGGTTCGAACATAGCCCGGAGCGCGATCACGAAGGGTTCCACCTCTTGATACTTCTCGAAGGGGTATACTTTGAGGGCCTCGTCCACCCGAGCGGCGATATATGTCGTGCGCTTCTTGCTTGGCCCTTCGAAGTTCGAGACCAGAGAGACGCACCTATAACTGTCCACGATCACTGCCACCCGTGTAGGCACCAGGTCGAGACTGTCCAAGTTGGCCTTTATGTAGTCGGCGAGCCCGGAGAGCGTGGATACTTCGAGCGGCGCGGGCTGGGGCTCGAACAGGACCGGCTTGAGGCTATGCCCGGTGTAGGTAAGTCCGTCTATCTCGACTCTTACGGTCTGTTTTTTTTCGACGAGCTCTTCGATCTTCTCAATTGTATCTTTGGTTAATTCCATAGGTACTTACCTTCCCGCGGCACCGGCCGCGAATGGGGTGACGTTGGGCTCGTGGTCCTCAAGCCCAAGCGATGGCTGATTCAAATTGGCGGTGAAGGCCTGGACATGGCGCCCATCCGTCGAGAGCACCACAAAGTGCTCGTGAGGATTGAGCGGGGCTAGCTTCTCCGTCACAGCCACCACGGTCGCGGCGTTGTCCCGGTTTTTGTTGGGCTTCACCTTCACGGTGATGGCGATCGAGCGCACAGCCTCTGCTTTCGTGTTCTCGTCGCCGATGTTTTCGAGCAGGCGTTCCCAAGCCGCTTCGAACAAATCCCGGACGGCACCCATGTTCAGGGTGTCGAGCGTTACCTGGTGATAATCCATCTTACCTCCTTCCCGGGGATCAGCCCCGGACCTCAACGAAATTCAAATCTGGATAGCGATACAGGAGCAGCGTTCTCTTAATACGGTAGGCTTCGGTTAAAGCGCCTTTCACATCCTCGACCACCACCTTGTTGGACCGGCGGTCGAGATAGCGGAAGTCGGCGATGTAGCGGATGCCGCGACACTTGGTCCCGTCCTTACGTACGTGCTTCGGAACGAGCTCATAGGCCACCTGGCACTCAAGGTCGGAGATTGAGCCGGCGTGTTGGCACATGAGGAGCTCAAGGTACCGGTTCATCTCCGCGCGGGAGTCGAAACAGATCCCGTCGACCGTACGGTCCGGGGCCGTTGTTACGTGGTACTTATTCGTCTTTTTGGCTTCGCCGGCGCGCAAGAGCTCAAGCTTCATATTGTTCATGCCCCGACCTCAAATAGTTCTAGCTGGCAAGCGGTAGCTGCAGGCCTAGGGAGTTCAAATTCCACTGAAGCTTGTTGCTCTATTGGTTCACAGAGTCCGAGGACCTCACGCATTGCATCCACCCGACGCTGGGAGTCGAGACGCTCACCTACCCTATTAAGGACATACGCTGGCGTAGCCCATGCCCACTTGCGCTCAACACGCAAGGTGTCTCCACAGACAATCACGGCTGCAGCACCGATTAAGGACAACTGGATATAGGTCATGCGTGCACAGGTAGGATCGATATCCTGTGCTTCGATAAAAACGTTTGCGGCATAGTTAATGCCCTGTTCTGCAAGAATCTGGCATGCAGCCAAGACCATCCCACCGGCACCACAGGCTGGTTCCGCAATGGTGAGGATCTTGTCCGGGGCTAGCTGCACTTGGCCCAGGTTTAGCCTCGCTAGGAGCATTGAGACAGCCCAGGGTGTGAAGAACTGCCCATGATTTGCATTCGCCAGTAGCGCTGCTTCGTATACTTCACCAAGGAAATCCCGTGGTTGCTGCAATAGCTCAAGCTGCGCTATTCCTAGAAGCTCTCCCATTGCCTTAAGTTCAGCAGCGTCATAGCGTTTGGCGCATTCCAGGTAAGCTTCTTCCATGGCAGGATCCTGGGCCAGTTGGTTGTAGATAGAGGTAGCGGCCATGGTCACCCAATCCTCAAATACGCTCCAGGTGCTCCTGCCGTAGGCCAAGCCTTGAAGAATCTTGACAAATTCACGCGCGCCTTCGGTACGCGTGTTCCGGCTTACTTGCTTCGATGACATCTCAATACCGCCTAGAATGGGATGTCATCGGTAAAATCATCATCCGGTACGCCTTGGGGAGCCGCGCCGCGGCGCCGGCCGTCAGGTGGCGGCAGCTGCGCTTCAAGGGCTTCGAGCACCCACTCGGGCACGTAGTCCGGGGCAGTTTCTGGGATGAACCCTTGCCAGGCGCGCGGAGGTGGGAGCACGCTGTCGATGATGACGGAGGGGTCGCCATTACCTTTGACGATGCTCACCATGTTGAGCTGGCAGCGTTTACCCTTGATGTTGTCAAGGTTGAAGCCCTTGAGCTCATCGGCAGTGAACGCCACCCCGCGCCAGGATTGCAGATCTTTAAGGAGATTGGCTTTCTCTCCTAGTGTGGCCGTGTATTTCTTCGTTGCCGTGAAACGGGTGCCATCCTGGCGCTTCGCCTCGAGCTCGAAGAGGATAACGACTTTATGCTGGGGTTTATCGTTATAGCCCCGCTGATAGCCAATATCGTAGTAGGTAACACAGACAGCCGGTTGTAGCCCCATGGGGAGCTGCTCGTATTCATGGTCACGGGAAACAATCATGATTTTTGCCTTCTTTCCTGTTTTTCATTCCAGGCGCGCCACGCGCTTGGTATATCAGCCTCTTTAGCCCCGGACTCCCCGCAGGCCTTGCACTGGTACCACTTCTTCCCAGCCCGGGATACGAGAGAGGGACTATGACCGCAGGCACAATCAAGCAGCAAACTGATCATCAGAAAGTTCCTTTCCCGGGAGGCGGAGAAGAAAGACCGAAGTAGCCGACCTCCCAGTCCACCGAGGGCGGGCTACCACCCCAAGCTTTCCTTCGGCTATTCGGTCATACGGGGATGGGAGGGCTCGAACCTCCGCACCTTGACTTAACGGGCCAATGCTCTACCAGCTGAGCTACATCCCCAAGGAGAGATTCCATCGTTCTACAGCCGCGGCCTGGCCCCGAGCCGGTATGCCGGAACGGCCACAGAAGCATTTCACTTGTGTTATTCCTAAAGAAAAGCTCACGATGATGGGCTGCCGACCACAGGAACAGGCTACGGGCATGGTAAGTCCAGCTGTTACCGCGGCTATTTCCGATTGGATTTGAACGGCCACCCCTGGCCGGCCTGGGTATGCCTGATGAGTGGTCATAGAGAAAAGCCTTTCTTGGAAAAACCCTCCCACGGGTTTATGATGGAGAAGCCAATAACCACCAAAACCCGAAGGAGGGTGAAGTGCAGGAACTGAGCTATACCCATAAGTGCCCGGGTTGTGGAGCGCTTCATACCTATGACAGGCTCGCCCTGGAGGCTTTTAGTACTGATATGGACACAAACGGCTTGTGCGGGATCGTTATGCCCTGCCATTGCGGATTCACTTCGTTCCTTCTGCGCCGTACGATCCTGTATGCGCTCAAGGGGGAAGCCGCTGCTAATTTCCATTGATCCCTCCAGAGTAAAGTTGTGCTGAGCGTAACTTTTGTTACTCATGCGGCACCTCGAGCCCTGTTCTTTTCCTTGAGCGGCATCCGTTCCCATTCTGAACGTCGCTCGGCCTCCGGCCGCGCTGCCCAAGCCTCCCACTCAGCGAGGCTATGTATCGTCCCGTTCAATCCGAAGCCGGGGATACGCCAGGGCCGGCCATGGAAGAACCGGGGATGGTAACCAAGCTGCTCTGCAGCCTTACGGGCAGAGAATTTCTCACTACGACGCTCTCCATCGAGAGCTTCTATGCGATCTCCGAGCCAGCGGAGATAGCCAATCAGATCTAACGCAGGGTCTGGACGGGTCATAGCTGCGCCACCTTGGCCTGGGCTGCAAAGTAAGCTGGGTCCAGTTGGGAACGCCCTAAACGAACGGCATCGTCCTCGGCAAGGAGCCGGAGTATCATCTGACGAAGGAATGGACCCTTTTTTGCACCTCGGGATTCGAGATATGATTCAAAACGATTCATCTCATCGCGCTTAAGAAAGACTTTGAGCTGTGATAGGCTTTGGTCGCCATTTACGGCAGACTTAAT